GGCGCGGATCAGGTCGTTGATCGTGGCGACGGTCTTCCCGGCGCGGCGGTGCGCCACCATCACCGCCCAGCGCTCGGTGCGGTCATGCAGCGGCATGAACTGCGGGCGCGGAGCGTAGGGGATGGTTATTCTTTGGATGCTTCCCACGCGACCACCAGCTTGCTGCCGTCAGGCCCGGTGTGGGCCACCTCGGTCTTTTCCTTCCAGCCCATGCGGCTCTTGGTCCACCAGATGGCGGCTGTCGTGTTGCCTTCCTTGGTGGCTTGGCGGAACAAAGTTTCCGCGATCTTGGCGTTGGCCTCGATCACGCCGAGGTCGAGCTCGTCGCGGTAGTGCTTGCGCAGGCTCTCGTCATGAATGCCGATCACGCGCGCGATGTCGTGCTGCGGCACGCCGTAGGCGGACATGGCCTTGACGGTGGCGCGCTGCTGGTCGGTCGGGACGTGGGGCGGTCTGCCGCCCTGGTTCTTGGCGTCTTCAGGCGGATAGTAGACGGGCATTCCGTCCTCGTCGGTTTTCACGCGGAAATCTCAGCGGGTTGGTGTTGTTTCAGGACCATGCCGTAGTCGTTGAGGCCGCTCTCAGGCTTGGCCTCCTTGCGCAGGATCAGCCTGTTGGCCTTGAACGGGCGGTAATCGACGTGATGCTGCCAGCGGCCCCACTTGCGCGATACGCGCGTCACGTCGGGGTGCTGGCGCTGCAGGCTTTTGGCCATCTCCAGCCGCCCGTCGAAGCGGTCATTTTGCTTGTAGAGGTCATCCGTGTTGCCGCCCTTCATGACCATGGTTGTCACCTTGGCCGCCAGGAAGGCGTTGAACAGGATGGTGCAGTAGCCGTCTTTCAGGATGCGCAACGACAGGTCGGTGTCTTCGTTGTAGCGGCCGCGCCAGCGGTGCGGGATGCTGTTGGACAGCAGGATGCAGGAATAGACGCGGGTGTTCAGGTAGAACGGCGCTACCCGGCTGCCGAACTTGCGCTTGACGAAATAATCGTAGTTCAGCCCGCTCATCGGCACGTTGGCGTAGCGGTCGGTGAAGTCCTCCGCCGCGCGCAGGATCGCGCCATCGGCGACGGGCACTTTCAGGTTCTGGTTGAAGCGGTAGAAGGTCTGAATGTTGTCGTCCATGATCCAGTGCCGGGCATGGCCTTCCGCTTGTGCGTGCTCCCAGACGAAGTTGCGCGCCGGGATGCTGCCCTGGCCGAGGTTGGAGAAGGGCAGGACGATGATCTGGGCGGGGTCGATGAATGCCGCGTAGGCGTCGAACTCCTGCGGCTCGATCACGATGCGATAGGGGACGCCGATCCGCTCAAGGGCCTTGGCGGTCAGGCGGGTGTCGGCCCGGCCCTTGGAAATGATGTAGACCGGATAGCGCGGGGTCACTCGACCGCCTCTCTCGCGTCCACCGGCCCCGTGGACGCATAGCGCTTGTCGGCGACCGACACCTTGACGGCTTCGGGGTACCAGACCGATTTGGTCTTGTCGGTCAGCTTCTGGCCGATCAGCCGGGCGAAGGTTTGGCGGTCCTCGTCGCTGGCGAAATTGACGATGAGCTGGCGCACCGGGCGCTGGTCCTCGTGGGTGTATTCCGGCATGCCCTCCCAGGCTTCGGCCGGGTCCTCGAAGCTCTGGGCCTCAAAGGCGTCGGTCTCGCCGATCAGGCTGGCGGTCTCCAGTTCCGTGAAGCCGGTCAGGCCGAGGTCGAAGGAGGATGCTTCCAGCTCGGCCAGCTCGGCTGCGAGCTTATCGAGGTCCCACCCGGCGTCGAGCGCCAGCTTGTTGTCGGCGAGGATGAGGGCGCGCTTCTGGGCCTTGGTCAGGTGGCGGAAGCGGATGCACGGCACCTTGTCGATTTGCAGCGTGGCCGCCGCCATGACCCGGCCGTGGCCCGCGATGATGCCGCCCAGCTCATCGACCAGGATCGGGTTGGTCCAGCCGAAGGCTTCGATGCTGGCCGCGATCTGCGCGACCTGGGCGTGACTGTGGGTGCGGGCGTTGTCAGCGTAGGGGGTCAGGGCTTCCAGGGGCAGGTATTCGATGGCGAGGGGCGTCATGCTGTCCCATGAAAAAACCCGCTCCCAGGTCCGGGGCGGGTTGAGTTGTCTGTCTGCTCGGGCAAAAGGAGGAAGCCGCAGTCTACATCAAGGACAAGTATCCACGATGGGCCATCGGTACACTACAACCTTGGGCTGGTCAAGCCCCTTGCTAGCCTTCGGGCTACTCCGGTTCCGCCTCCCAGTTCTCCAGGAACTCGGATCGCGGCGCGACCCAGGGCCTGCCGCCCAGGATCGAGCGGTAGACCACGAGCGGCTCGGCGGTGCCGCGCATCAGGGCATCGTCGTGGACGACCCGGAAGAGCTGGCCGCTTTTCTTATGGCGAAAAACGCCGCCGGTCTCGGTGCCCGCGCGGGCGCGGTTCAGGTCGGCTCTCGTGCGGCGCAGGCGCTGGCGCAGGCGCTTGGTGCGGGCCTTCAGCTCCTCGCTCATTCCGGGATGCCGAAGCTGTCCGCGAGACTGTCCAGACCGTATCTGAGTACCTCCAGGGTCGAGGTCGGGTTGCGGCCGCCGCGCTCGCGGGCGAAGCGGTCGGCGGTCCAGTCGAGGCAGCAGACATGGAAGACCAGCGGCCACAGGCGCGGCCCGACGTTGATCCGGGCCGTCTCGTAGGCGCGCACCGCCTGGACCTGGGCGTCGCCCATGCCGCCCGGTGTCCAGGCCGACGAGGCGGCGTCGCCGGTCCTGGCCCCCTCGACGCCGAGCGCCCAGGCCCGGTAGAGCAGTTCGGCGGCGCGGACCTGCCGCAGGGTGAGCTGGCCGCGCCGCTTGTAGCGCTCGACGGCCGGTTGGGCGCGCAGGCCGCTCTCGATGACGTGGCCCGAGCTGGTGACGGCCCTGGCCTCGACCACCAGGGGGCCGTGCAGTTGCCGTTGGACGAACTCCGGGAAGCTCTTCGCCACGGGCTTGCCCTCCAGGGAGCCGCCAGGAGCGTATGGGGCGCGTTTGAGGGCGTCCTGGCTACTCACCCCCCGGAAACTCGATCACCGACACGGACGAGCTTCCTCCGGGCTTGTAGCCGCAGTACAGGCCGACGATGCGCGCCACCGTTTTGCAGAAGTCGCCGGGCGACTGGCCCAGGTCCATGCCCTGTTTGATCGCCGCCGTGATCGTGACGTACTGGATCAGCTCGGCCGGGTAATTTTCCAGCAGTAATTTTATTTCGGCCTCCAGCAGGCGGCGGACCTCCAGCAGGTCGGCGTGCATCTCGTCGTCTCCGACCTCGGACATTTTCTTGCGCATCATGCCGACACCTCCTCCAGGTAAGGGGCGAGCGCTTCCAGGCCGGTGGACGTGATCCGGACGTGATCGTTGTAGCCGAACAGCCAGCCCTTCTCCAAGGCGACGATCAGCGCCGGTCTGTCAGGCCCCCGGTTGATCTTGAAGCCTTCATGGCCGTGGCGCTGGTAGACGCCGTAGAGCGCGGCCAGGGCCTCGCGCTCGTTGGGTCGGCGGGGTTTCTTCATTCCTCGATATCCTCTTCGATCCCTTGGATTTCATAAGACCTCTGCCCGGCCTCGATCATGATGTTCCACGGGCAGCCGTGCGCTTGCAGCCTGTGCCCCAGTTCCTTGGCGTCGTCGTAGAGCCAGCCCCACGGCAAGCCCGGCCGCATGGTCACGGTCATGCAGCAGTTCTTGCTGTCCCAGAAAATGGATTGGATCAGCGCCAGGGTATCGCGGTCGGCGCTGTGCAGATCGTCAACCGCCGCCAGCATGGCGACCATTTCCCGAACTTGGCCGGTGCGGCTGTTCAGCTCGACGCCGAACGCCGTCACCGTATCGGGGTCCATCTCCTGAATTTTCTCCGGATCGTGCCGGTGATAACCGCGCTCGCCTATGTGATCCAGCTTCCAGGGCATCGTCTGGTCCCTCCGTTTTTGTTTCATGTGAAACTTGTGTAACCGGTGTAACTGAAGTAACCGATTTTTCCTGTTCCACTCTACGCGCGCGCATGCGCACGTATGAGCGCAAACCGGAAATGCCGGTTACATCAGCTACACCGGTTACAAGGGGCATCGGTTACTCATCCTGCCCGCCGTTCAGCGGCGGCCGGATCAGGCTGATACCCGTCCGCCACTTGCAATTCTTGCCGCTCAGGGGGTGGCGTTTCTGCATCGACCCCACGTCGCGCTGGGACAGCTTGTCGCCGAACGACTTGCTGCTCTCGGGCTTCTCGCCGTGGCTCTCCAGGAACGCTTCCCAGGATGCGAACAGGTCGGCCGCCGTCTCCGACCGCCGATCATTGCCGGGGTGAAGCTCGCAGCACTCTTCAAGCCACTGGCCGAACATGTCCTGCGAATTGAAGTAATCGTCCGTCGCCCGTGCAACCGAACCGGGCCGCACCAGCCCGTTCGTCTGCCAATCCAGGCAGCCGTCGATCATCCAGCGCAGGATGGCGGGCCACTCCGCTTTCAGCTTTTCCTCAAGCTGCTTATCCGGCTTTGCTGGCTTGTGGATAAAGGGAATGATGTTGAAGCGGCGGCGCGCAGCCTCATCGACGTTGCGCAGGATCGGCTTGTGGTTGCCGACGATCAGCAGCTTGAAGGCCGGCATGAACGTGAAGAAGTCCTGCCGCATGAACCGGGCCGTAATCGGATCGCCGCCGGTCATCTGCTTGATCCGGCTCTCGGCCCAGGCGCGCCCTTCCTCCGTCTCGCTGGCGGTGACCAAGCGCGCACCCTTCAGCATGGCAAGGTCGGTCGGGTGCTTGTCCGACTGCGATGCCGTGAAGGTATCCATTGCGGCGGTTGTGGCGTAGTCCCCGATTATCTTCGTGATCGTGTTCAGGAACACGCCCTTGCCGTTGCCGCCGGGGCCGTAGATGAAGAACAGGGCGTGCTCGCGGGTATCGCCGGTCAGGGCGTAGCCCGCGATCTGCTGCATGAAGCGGATCAGCTCGGCGTCGCCCTTGGTGGCCTGCTCCAGGAAGGCCAGCCAGAGCGGGCAGCCGTCGCCGTGCAGCGGGTCGGCCGGGGCCACGGCTGTCTGCTTGGTCATGAAGTCTTCCTGCCTCCCGGCCCTGATCAGGCCGGTTGTCAGGTCCACCGTGCCGCCCGGCGTTCCCAGCAGAAAGCTGTCCCGGTCCCAGATAGCCCCCGTGACCGCGAACGCCCGGTCAGTTTGGGCGAACTTCTCGACAGCCCCGGCCGTGGCCGCCTTGGCGATGAAATTCTCGCTTTCTGTGTTCAGCTCCCGGCACACATCCCGCGCCCAGCAGAAGGCCAGCTTGGTTTCCTCTTTTTGCCATCTCGATCCGGTCCAGACGAACCACGCGCCCGTGGTGTGGCAGTACCGAAGGTCATCCCGGAACCGCTCGGCAAACGCCAGGGCGATGCCGTCTTCGTTGCGGGCGAAGCCGTCCAGGTCCTCGACTTTCGCCTTCTTCTCTTCCTTGGCCGAACCGGGGTCGTACATGCGAGCGTTGTTGTGAATAAAGGCTTCGATCTGGTCCGCCGTCCAAGGTCCGCTCTCAGACTTCCAGACCAGCTCTCCCTTCTTCCACATCTCGCCGCTGATGGCGTTCGCCAAGTCCCAGCCCTTGGGGAAACCCAATCCGGTCGGATCGAAAACGCGCACCATGCCATTCAGCTTATGGATCTCGTCGGCCGCCGCCATTGCGGCCTCGACGCCGTCCACGGCGTCGCCGCACACGGTCACGGCATAGTCGGCTACCTGATGGTAGTCATGATCCCTGGCGCGATGCCCGCCACCGCTCCAGCCCAGGCAGGTATAGCTGGGCAGCAGATGCTGCAACAGGTCGGCTTTCCGCTCTCCTTCCTGGAGGATCACGGCCTTGTCGCCCTTCCCGCCCTTATGCCTGCCCAGCCTATCCAGGCCGTACAGGCTCATCGGCTTTTCAGGGTGTTTCTTGTGCCAGCCCTTGACGCCGTTCAGGACGCCGTATGTCCACGGCACGAAGATCTTGGAACCGTCCGGCTTCTCGATCCGGGCGACGTAGCGCAGAACCTTGCCGTCTTTCCCCTTGTAGACATGGCGATAGGAGCAATAGCCCATGTCCGGCTCGCCCGCGTCAGGCGGCGGCGGAACGATGGATTGCCAGTCATCGCCTTTGATGACAGTCAGGACCGGCTTGGCTGGGTTGGGCTTGCGCGGGGCCTCATGGCCGCCGTCCAGCAGCCCGAACCTCTTGCCCAACACCCTGAACGCCAACATGCGATCACCGCAGCACTTGGCGTGGGCGAAGAGGCCGATGGCGTCGTAGCCGCCCGGCCCGCCTGAAAACTCTTTCCAGGCCCCAGTCGAAATGTTGACGCTGACGCTTTGGCCCGCCCGATCCCCGCCCAGGTCCCCGACAACGAAGCGATGGCCCCGGCGCTTTCCGGCCGGGAACCACTCCAGCAGTAATCCAGGGTATTCGGCCTGGGCGCGACGGTTTATCTCGTCAAATTTGGCTTGAAGGTCTATATTCAAGACATGGCCTCCCCGTTCCCGGCCAGCGTCTCGCTAGCGGGTTGTTCGTTGGGATGGGTCGGCGGACCACAAGATGTGGCGTCTAGAAGGTCCGCCAACACGGAAAGAGCGTCGGTGGGGTTTCTCGCAACAACGAAAATCCCACCGGCACGCTCAACCGCAGTTTTCCACCTTTTCTGGTCTTTGGAAAGCCTCCCGATGGGGGTCTTGACCTCGATCTGGATGCTGCGCCCCCGGTACATGCCGCCCAGGTCGGCCATTCCCGGAATGCCGACGCGCACCGTTTCCCGGCCATTGAGCGAGCGAAAAACACCGCACTGCTGCCGCCAGAACAGCGCCCCCGGCAGGGCGGACACGGCTACCAGAATTTGACGCATGATCTCGGTTTCCGGGTTGGACATGGGTTAGGCGGCCTTGCGCTTGCGCACCGCGAGGGCTGTGCGGACACTGTGGAGGGTGATGCGGTCTCTGACCTTTTCGGGAGTGTTGGGGAGGGCGGATCGGTCGTGCATGACCGGGGCCAGCATTCGAACGACAAGCCACAGCACGGCGTCGGTAGCCTGATCGATCCGCCAATGGTACAGCGGCGGCCCCCCATCGGCCTCTCGGCCCATGTCGATGATATCCTGCGCCGCTACTTCATTAGCGTGCCGGGTTCGGATCATCTGCCCGACCCAGCCGTGGCGGTACTTCCGCGCCATGCGGATTTCTTCCAGCCGGTCGGGATCGGTCCCAGCGAGGTCGAGCAGATCGAACCAGTTCTTTCCGGTCGCCGTCTCCAGGCACAGGCCGCCCGCCCAGTCCGGCCGGGTCTGCCCAGGCGGCGCGATGCCCACCACCTTCTGAAGCTCGCCCTCGACTTCCTCGGGGAGCGCGCGCGCCACGCTTTCCCTCTCTTCCAGGAAGGGGCAAACCTCGTCATCGATGCCGCCGCACTCGAAGCCGGGGCCGCGCACCACCGCCACCGGCAGCACCTTGAAGCACAGCTTGCAGGTGGTCACGTCAGAGGCGGGCTTGCGCTTCTTCCGGCCGTCCAGGCTCCAGTCGCGCGGGAAGCACGGCATGCCGAAGCGGTGGACGGAGCCGACATGATCCAGAATGATGCTGTGGCTGCCGTCCTCATTGGGGCGCAGCGCCCGGCCGACCTGCTGAAGCCACAGGGCCAGCGATTTGGTCGGGCGGAGCAGGATGCAGCCCGCGACGTTGGGCACGTCCACGCCCTCGGAAATCAGCTCGCAGGAGGTCAGCACGTTCAGTCGCCCGTCGCCCAGGCTGGTTATCAGGTCTTCCTGAACCTCGGCCGACATGGTGCCGTCCACGCTGGCGGCCTTCCAGCCCGCGTCGCGGAACCGTTCGGCCACCAACTGGGCGTGCATGACGTTGACGCAGAAGACCACGGCGGGCTTGCCGTTCAGGTGCAAGGCGTAGTGCTCCACCGCATCCCCTGTGATCGGGCTGTCGGCCAGCACCTCGGCCAACTGGTCCAGCGCGTAGTCGCCGCCGCGCGTCTTGACGCCGGACAGGTCGAGCTGGTTGGGCGGGGCGAGGTATTCGTAGTCGCTCAAGGCCCCGCGCTCGATCAGATCGCGCGGGTAGGGGCCGAGCACCATCTCATCGAAGGCCGGGCGCAGGCCCTTGCCGTCCAGCCGCTCGGGCGTGGCGCTCACCCCCAACTGGCGGCAGCGCTTCCAGGCCGACGACACCCGTTCCCAGGTGCCCGCGACGCCATGGTGGGCCTCGTCGATCACCAGCAGGTCTGGCTCGGTCAGCTTCTCGATCCGGCGCGCGATGGTCTGGATCATCCCGACCTGGACGGGATCGGAGGTGAGCCCCGCCCCCGGCACGATCAGACCATGCGCAACGTCCATCCGGCGCAGGGCTGCGCTGATCTGGTTCACGATCCTGCGGCGGTGCGCCACGATCACCACCCGCTTGCCCTTGGCGCAAGCGGCATCGGCGATGTGGCTGAAGACGATGGTTTTCCCGCCGCCGGTCGGCAGCACGAACAGGACCCGGCGAAACCCCCCGAAGGCTTCGCGGATGGCCTGGACGGCGATTTCCTGATAGTCGCGGAGCGTGATACGGGGCGGCATAGGCAGGGGGCCGTCCATCACTCGGCCCCCTCGTTCTCATCGGCATCCGCCGTGTTGATGTCATGTTCAATCGGTTCGCCGCGAAGAACCTTGTCGGCAACCTCGCGGATCTCCGCCACGGCCTCGGCGTACCCGGCCTTGGCGAGCCGGTCCAGCAGGTCGGGGTTCAGCAGGACCACGCCCGCGCCGCCGTCCAGCACCGTGTCGGCCAGGAACCGGACCAGATCGGCCAAACCCTGCTTGGTCTGCGGGAAATACTCGGGGTCCATGCCCGGCATCAGCACCTCGATCTGCTGGACCTTGGGGGCCAGCTCGGGGGCCGGGGGGCGGGGCAGGTTCTCCAGGGTCTCGCCCGTGAAGTCCTGCAATTCCTCGACGCTCTGGCTCAGGCCGAGCAATACATCAGGGAACACATCTTTCAACGCAAACGTGCGGGCGCGGGCCAGCAGCATGCGGTCGGGGTACTGCGTCCACGGCCCGGCCTTGCCGGTCAGGTTGGCCTTCTTCGCCTGCGCCCAGGTGAAGATGTAGGTCCGGGGCCGTTCGCCCTGGCGGGTGACGGTGCAGTAGCCTTCCCGCCCCTCCCCCTCGCCGCGCACGCCCTCGTCGATGTCGGCCAGCAGGCCCGACTTGCGGACCACCGCCAGCATGGCGGGGCCGAACAAACCCGGACGCCCGTTTATGAGCGCGATGTTCTGAACCGCCGACATGGGCGACAGGCCAACCTCCGCGCCGAGCTGGATCGCGGCGAAGACGGCGGCGGTCGGGTCCTGATCGCCCTGGTAGTAGGATTTCGGCGCGAAGCCGCTGGCGGCGATGGCCTTCGCCATGCGCAGGCTCTCGTCCATCGTGGTGGGCTGGACGCCCCGCCAGGAAGACACCTGACGGGGCTGGACTTCGGGGCGGGCGGGAAGGGTGGTGACTGTGGCTGCGGTCATGCGGCACCTCGTTGGGCGTCTTCGCGGTTGCGGATCTCGCCATGAAGCTGGCAGATCGCGTCGCTGGTCAGGTTGGCGGCGTCGGACAGCTCATAGCTGTCGGGGTCCTGGTCGAGGACGGCGGCCATCAGAAGCTCGGCCTGCTTCATCAGGCCGAGCGCCTCGAACAGCGCCTTGTCGGTGTCGAGAATGAGCTTGGCCATGGTCATTCCACCTCCGCCGGGGCGGTCTGGAACAGCATTTCAAGCTCGTCCTGCCAGGAGACCGACACCGCCCACTGGCGAACCGGGGGCAGGCTGACGGGAACGGCGTCACGCTCGGCCTCGGCGCGCCAGAACGCGGCGCTCTCGACCCAGTAGCGGGCGGATTTCAGCTCGCGCTCGGCGCAGTGCGGATACTGCTTGGCATGCAGGCGGCAGTTGCGGGCGCGACGGTAGGCGTCGGCTGCGGACTGGCGGAGCGGGTTGGTGGAAAGATTGGCTTTCATGATGTGGCGTCCCTTGTTACGATGTTCGTAAGATAGTATATACTTACGAAGTTCGTAACTTTCAAGGGGGAATTGACGATGTTCGTAACCGCGCCTATATCCGTAGCCATGAAGAAGGATCAGAAAATCAACGTCATGCTCACGGCCGAGGAAATCCGGCTGCTTGAGGATGTCCTGCATGAAGAGCGTCGCCGGTCGGTTAGCTCGCTGGCGCGCGATCTTCTGCTGGAAGCGTTGAGCGCACGTGGAAAGGCCGTTCCCGCCGAAGTCGCGGGGTAACGTGCCATGCAGTACGTCTATGTGATCCAGGCCGCTGGGCGCGGTCTGGTAAAGGTCGGATTTACCCGAAATCCAGAGCTTCGGATAAAGCTCCTTCAGACGGGGTGTCCCTTCCCCCTTGATCTGGTGTATAAAGCACCTTTTATTGTTATCGACGCTCGGCTTGTTGAAACCGCCGTTCATCAGAAGTTGAGCCAGCAGAGGGTTAGCGGCGAGTGGTTCCGCGTTCGGGCGAGCCGGGCCATTGCCGCAGTCCGGCAGGCGGCGCGTCTGCTTGGGGAAGCCGTGCCGAACCAGAAGCAACCAGTAAAGGAGCGACCTGAAATGACGATGATGATCAGCCCGGCCCAGTCCCGCATGGCCCGCGCGGCGCTCGGCTTGGGCACGGAGGAAATGCGCCGGAAGGCGGGCCTCGGCGTCAACACCATCACCCGGTTCGAGAAGGGGCGGGGCTTGCAGGTCGAAACCATGCGCAAGCTGGTCATGGCCTACAACGCCGAAGGCATCGAGTTCCCGGACGGCGAAACGGTCAGGATCGTCAGCCCCCAGGCTGCCCGTCAGGCGGCCTAACACGCGGCCCCCGCCGACAGCGCAAGCCCCCGCCTCGCCCTGGCACAGCCCAGGCAGGTCGGCGTGTGGCGCAGCGCCAGCGCCCAGACCTGGGGGCTGGAGGCGCAGCCGCATGCCCGCCCGTCGTCCCAGAAGCCGGGGGCGCGGGCCGTCACCGGCTCGGCGTCCGTCCAGCAGCCGGGCCGCGTCGGCGGCGTCGGCATGCCGGTCTGGTATTCGGGGGCGTGGGTCTGGCGGTCAGTCATAGCCCCGCCGCTCGTAGCGCCGCTCATTGCCCCGGACGATCCGCCACTCCCGGAACAGCATCCAGAAAGCCTGGAGGAACCGTCTCACGCGGGCCACCACACGGCCGTCAGGACGGCGATCAGGCACCAGCCCATGATCGCCGCCATGGTGTAGGTGGCGGCCAGCAGGAAGAAGCCGCGCGGGCTCATGCGGCGTCCCGCTTGGCGAGCCGGTCGATGGCGTCGAGAAGCGTGTTGTAGGTCGTGACCGTCATGCCGTTGCGTCCATCTCTGTGCCTGTAATACGTGCTGTCAGCCAGACCGGCAGCAATGTATGCGTGTAGGAGGGTGACGCCTCGGGACGCGGCCATGCGCCGCAGTTCGTCGAAGGTCGCTTGCATCGGGGGGTACTCGAAGGCAGGGGTAGCCGGAAGCCGCCCCAGGCTACCTGCACACAATGCAGCGCGCAAGGGGGGTCACGCAGCCTTTTGGGCGCTGCCTATCCTCAAGAGGTAGCTCTGTGGAAAAGGAGGGATTTTAATAGAACCGCCATAAATCCCTGCAAAAGTGCAGGGGTGTTTGGTACGGTACCTCCAACGCCGTGCCCGGCCGCCGAACGAGAAGCACGAAGACCGACGACAGGATGGACGCATCATGGACATGCATGTCAGAGACATGACGGAGACAACCGCAGGTATCCGCCCGCCCCGCTACCGGGAGAGATTGAAAATCTGGCTCATCCAGACAATGAAAACCAAGAACTGGTCCCCCTATCGCTGGGCCAAGGAAGCCGACATTGCGGGGACGACAATAACCCGCTTCCTAAATAGCGAAGACCCGCACAGAACACCATCGGCGAGAACAGTCGAGAAGCTCGCCCGCGCGGCCGGGGTGCCAGCGATGCATGAACCGCAGCAAGTTTTTATTGGCCTGATCCGCCGCAATCAGCTACTGGAGGAGGCTAGAAAGCTGTCGCCCCTTCCAGTGGATCTATTTAAAATGGTAGCGCTCGATCACTTGCCCGCTCCGATCCAGTACGCCAACTGTCAGGCGGCCGAGATGGACAATGGCCGCGTCGCGATCTGCTGCCCCGTCGAGATGGCGGACATGGCCCCCGGCAAGCGCGTCCTGGTGATGAGGAACCTCAGCTCGGTTTCGGAATACTGGTACGACCCGCCGCGCCTCGTCCCGGTCGAGACCTCCGACCACTTCGCCGGGACCCTGCCGGTCGAGGGCGGGGAGCACCAGATTTTGGGCCGGATGCGCGGCGTGTTCGTGCCCTACGACTAGCCCAGGCGTAGCCCGGCGCGATACAATGCCCCCGCTGCCAAGGGGGCTTTTCTTTTGCGTAAACGGCGTCTGACTGATCGTGAAATGGTGGATTTGTACCTGAGTGGCGTAGACAGCTTCACCGTGGGGCTCCAGGCCAACTGTGACGCCGCCACTGTCCTGAAGGCGGTGCGCGACGCCGGGCATGAGGTCCGCCCTAGAGGCGGCCGCAAGCCGAACGCCCGCTCCAGCCTGACGATAGAGGCGGCGGCGGCGCTGTACGAGCGCGGCCTGAGCGTCCAGGAGGTCGCCGACCGCGCCGGGATCGACCGCGCCACGATGGCGTCCCGGCTGAAGCGCCATGGCGTCGCGATGCGCTCGCTGAGCGAGGTGGCCCGCCTGAAGAGGCTGGAGGGGAAGATGTTCGGCCGCCCGAGGAAGGGTTGAAAAAGCCCTTGAAGTGGGTTGTAAGACACCTCATCTTGTGTGTAATGCCCCACGCACAGGAAGAAAACGCCATGACCGACGCCAACATTTATAACCGCGACCGTATCGCCCAGGCCCAACGCGACGCCCTGGACGAGCCCGATTACGAGCGCGAGCGCCAGCTTTGGCTGCGCCTGACCGCGCTGGATTACCTGTCCTGGGCGCTGGGGTCGGGGCGGGAGCCTGAACTGGTCGAAGCGCTGTTCGGTCCAGCATCGCTGCCTTCGACGCCGCGATATGAGGATGAGGATGAGCCCGAAAGCCCCGGCGAGCGTGAGGCTGATCCGCGCATCAAAACGCTGCGTGACAAGGTGGAGCGGCAATACCGCGAACTTGGGGAGAGCAAGTAGTGACCACACTCATCACAGGCGAAATCATCATTCCGCTGGCGGGCCTTCAGTTTTACCGGCTGCGCGACTGCGCCGCCTCGATCATGCAGGGGACCCGCCTGCGCCTCGTGCGGGAGCCTGACAACCCGTATGACGGGAACGCCATCCTGGTTGAGCTGCATGCCGACGACCTGGAAGCCGAAGAGGTGCCGCTGCCGGACGGCATGACCGCCGGGGCGGTCTGGAAGCTCGGCCACGTCCCGGCCCGCACCACCTCGGAGAACTGGGCGCGGCTGCTGTCGCGGGGCCTCGATGATGGCCTGGGGGCCGAGTGCTTCTTCGCCGAGGGCGAGCGCTCGGGGGCGTGGTCGGTTCATGTCCGGGTCAGCGGCCCGGCCGTCGAGCGGGCGCAGCGCGAGATCGCCGACCGCGAGGCGGCCAGAGAGGCCCACGCCCGCTTTCATGACGAAATGTTCTGAGTGGGCGGGGGCGGGAGGACACCACATCACCCCCGCCCCCTTCGGACCTTAAGACCGGCCTTTCCTGGTTGGTTTCCGATGCCCACCGGGATAGTCCGCAATCGCAGGTTTGACAACTGCCAAAATGCAGGGTAAAGGCAGGTATAACGATAACGAGTGGTTGAAAAAGGCCCCGCCATCAGGCGAAATGGCAGGGCCAAGACAAAACCCAGTCGGGGAACCAGGGAAGAGTGCATGACCAGAGTAAGAGCGGGGGGTTAAGGAAATGACCAGCCCCCATTGGGAAAAGATCGAGAACGGCCGCTACGCCGCCGAGATGCACGGCCACACCCTCCAGGCGATGCGCCGGGACGGTCGCTACGAGCGCGACGAGAAGCCTTACATGGCGGTGGTTGACCGGGTGCCGGTCGGCGACGCCTGGAGCCTCGCGATGGCCAAGACGGCGGCGATCAAGTTCGTCGAGCGCCAGAGCACCAAGTCGAAGGCCGAGCGGCACTTCGTCAATGGGCGCAAGGACGCGCGCCCCGTCGATGTGAGGTTCGCCCCGGATCGGGACGCCGGGGTTTTCAGGGTCACGGCGGTCGAGCCCGAGCCAACGCCCGAGACCGTGCGGCCCGAGCCCGAACCCGAGCCGACGCCAGAGCCCGATCCAGCCCCCAGCGCTCTGGAAATGACTATGAGCCACCTCGGCGCCCCAGGCCAGCTCGCCATCACGGGCAGGCTGAATGACAGCCCCAACCTTCTCGACACCCTGAACGCGCTGCGCTCGGCCATGGAGCTGCTGAGGGAGCACGCCGAGCTGGAATGCCACATCAACCTGCCGCCGATGCTGAAGCTGTGATCTACCGTGCGAGCTGCAAGGCGTGCGGTGCGGTCTGGCGGGTCGTGCCGCCCCGGCATCAGGCGCTGGACCTGCTGGCGGCCATCGACACGATGACGGAGGGCCTGTGCCCGGCCTGCGGCAACGATGGCTCGCTCGCCCCGATCAACTGGCGGTTCAGTTTCGGCGGCGATCAGGAACCGCACTATGGGCAGGTACGCGCGAAAACGGCCCGCCATCAACACGCGCCACCGGCTGGTTAGCACTATGCCTTGAGGCGGGCCGTCCGAGAGAGAACGGGCAACCCCAGCACGAGGTTGACGTTCAGCGCTCTGGATACACGGCAATATCCCGCCGCGTCAACTGCATAATGGCAGGGCGCAAGTTAACCCCTAGTTCAGTTGAAAGACCGCTGATTTTGGAACGCCTGCCCCCCATCGAGGACCTGCTGCGCAGCTATGCCGACCTCCGCTCGTTCGCGAAGGTCGCGGCCAAGTACGGCTCGCGCAGCAAAGCCGTCGCCGAGGCGCTGCGCGACGCCGGGGCCGTTGCTGGAGCGGGTCGGTTCAGGCCGACCCCCCGGCTGCCCCCGTCCAGCCACTGATGTCCGACCCCGACCTGACCCGCAAGGCGGACCTGCTGCTGCACCACAGCGCCGCCATCCTCGCCTTGTCCGCGCTCAACATGATCATGAACCTCGCCATGATCGCGACCGCCGTGCTGGTCGCGCTGAG